CCAACGTCGTCCGCCATCCGACGCCCGTTATCGGCGGAGCTGCGCCGATTGAGAATGGCGAGCCGAGGGTGTACTCGTGGATCGCCCATCTGGACGCCGGCTGGGTTCTGGATATCGTAAAGCCCGAGGAGCTCCTGCGGCGCCGGGAGGAGCTGGTGGGGCTCAAGTACAGACTAGATCCGGATCTGCGCCGCCGGGAAGAGCTCCAGCTCGAAATGGCGAAGCAGGAAGAAGAGCGTGTGGCCAAAGAGCGCAAAGAGCTCGAGGCCCGGGCGGAAGAGCGGAAGACGTGGCCCAAAGAAAAGCTGCTTGTATTTGGAGCGGTGATGGTGGGGCGATGATTTTCCCGCAACCAGGAGAGAGAAAATGAAAATCAAAAATATCAGTCCTTCGCCGATCGATGTCCACGGCGTGCTATTGCAGCCGGGCCAGAACTCCGCCGAGATCGATAATGCCATCACGCGTGAAATCATCGAGGCGAATCATGGCCTATTGTGCTTCGCGCCGGAAGGCGAGCAAGACGAGCAAGAGCTTGCCGGAGCGGACCAGAAGCACATGGAGCCCGGGGGCTCGGCTCTCACGTCGAGCGCCTTCCGCAAGCCGGCAAGGTGACATGGTGCAAATTTGACACACCCCGGCTCTAGGATCTGGCTTGCCCCGGCTTTTTCGTTTTGTGGTGACCGGCACTGCCATTCCAGTAGATGCGCTGACCGCGGCCTTCGGCGATCGAGCGCTCGAACTCGGCCGTCTCCAGGCGCTTGTAGAAACCAGGCGCGGGCCCGTGAAAGTGCAGAGCACCGTCGATCATCACGGCAGCTCCGCGGCGAACGAAGTGCCGAGCTCGCTTGGTTGAAGTGAATGGTGCAGTTCCTGGAACTGGATTGTGGATACGGACTCGGGACATGGTAGCTCGTCGGATTAAGGGGAGAGAAGTGGCGGCAGATTACGACAAGGCACCGAGCTGCCGCAAGAACGTTCCGGGAGGGAGTCATCCGGCTGTGGCCTGAATATCGGCGAGGGAGAGATCCGGGCCCGGCTCGCTGCTCATTCCTCGAGGCAGCGCTCCCGGAGCGAAATCCGGACATGCTGGAGTAAGGGCCCGGTTGAGATCTCTAGTCCTGAGCCATCCTGCGAGGCGATTTCTTCATCAGAAGGCCCTAGGCTATCAAAACTGACTGATGCGATGATTTACTCATCCAGCGGAAGATCTCGCCTGACGCATGCGTTGACGGATGGATTCGGCCATCCTGGTGGAGGTTACTGATGCATCAGAGAGCATGTGAGAACTGCGGGGCCAGGTATGAGGTCCGAAAGCCCTGGCAGAAGTTCTGTAGCCAGCGCTGTCGTCTGGAGGCCTGGGTGCTTCGGAAGATCGAGGTGCGGATCAAGGGCGGCCGAGGTTAGATCAGAATGCGATTCTTTTCTCAGCCGGCTGCGTGGGAACCGGGGTTCTGGAGATCAAAATCGTCTGGGAATGGTTAGGTGGCCATGAGCAAGCGCAAAGGCTCCCGCAATGAACAAAAGGCCATGCGGATCCTCTGAGATTCTTCCGCTTTTTCATTGCTTCATTCGGGATTCTGGTTAAGGCTTGCTCCAATGAAGTTCGACTCCCCCGCTAATAATCTAACCAGGGAGGGTCTACCAATGAGGAAATCACTTTCACGAGTGAAGCGGCTGCCGGAGTTTACCGAGGACGAGTTATCCGATCTGTGCGTTCTACTCAGAGGCCAGGGCGGGGCCGTGGTCCGGGCGGGCAAGTTCACAATCAGATTCTCGGGAAAAACCTGGATGTTCCATTACACCGGATGGCCGTCGCCGAAACAGTGGATGAGGGGAGGCGCCCCAAAAGAGATCGCAGCTCGGAAAGCTGCAATCGAGGCGGCCAAAGCCGAAGCTTGAGCTGGTTCCATCATCCTTTCGAGCAGATTCTTAAAGAGATACCTGTCAGATCTTTTTTTACGGAGGCTGAGACGATTTTCTGCAACTCGGTTGGGAAAATGCCCTCTTGACTAATGTTACACTAGTTCATATACTTCTGGCATGGTAAGACTAAATTTGTGGGTGCCGGAAGAACTCCGGAGGAAGCTGAAAGTTGTCTGCGCCCTGGAGGGCAAGGACATGAGCGAAGTAATTCGCTCGCTGATCGAAGATTACGTGGAGAAGGCCGAAAAGCGGAAGCTGATCGTGCTTCCGAAGCTCAAAACAAAGGGAACCGAGTGGTAGGAAAGGGAATTTTATGGGAGTGAAAGTCAGAGAGAAGATTAAGGGATCCGGAGTCTGGTGGGTGTTTGTCCATCACCAGGGCGAACGCGATTCAAAACAAGTCGGCGACTATAAGGCCGCGCTCAAATTGAAGCAGCTCACCGAAGCGGATATCGCGCTCGGGAAGTGGTCGCCGGCGAAGGAGGAAGCATCTGCCGCCGCGGCGCCGACCGTAGACGAATACTTCGCGACATTCAGCCGGACGTACCTTGCGACCGCCGTTCGGGACAGCACACAGATCAGCTACGCGGGAAGCTTCAAGAATCATATCAGCCCGATGCTCGGCGGAATCCGGATGGACCGGCTGAGCCGGACGAAGGTCAAGGAATTCGTGGGCGGGCTGGTCGCGAAGGGGCTGGCCAAGGCGAGCATTCGGATCATCACGGCCGAGCTGGCCGCGGTCTTCAATAGCGCCATCGAGGACGGAATCGTATCGGAGAACCCGGCGAAGCGGCTGACGAAGTTCTACAAGCAGGCGCCCGTTGTACACGAGGAGATCCAGCCGCTCACCAGGGATGAGGTGCCGCTCTTTCTGGGCTCTGTGACGCGGCGATCGCCTGAGCACTACCCGCTCTTTCTCTGCGCGATCCACACCGGCCTCCGCTCCGGGGAGCTTGCCGGCTTGAAGTGGGCCGACGTCGACTTCAACGGGAAGTTCCTGAACGTCCGCAACAACGTCGTGCGCGGTCGCGTGAGAAATACCAAAACCGACAAACGGCGCCGGGTCGATGTATCAGACACTCTGTTCGCCGAACTCTTCGAACTGCGGCGACGGCGCAAGGAGGCGTACCTCGGGAAGGGAAAGAATGAGATTCCAGAGTGGGTCTTCTGCAATCGGACCGGCAAGGCGCCCGACATGCACAACGTCAAGAACCGGACCTTCTTCGCGTGCCTGGAGAAGGCCGGCCTGCGGCGAATCCGCTTCCACGACCTCCGCCACACGTTCGCCTCGCTTCTGATTCAGGACGGTCAATCCCTGAAGTACGTGAGCGAACAGCTCGGTCACTCCTCGATCAAGCTCACTGCCGATGTCTACGGCCACCTCGTCCCGGGAGCGAACCGCCAGGCGGTCAACCGGCTCCCCGGTCTCTCTTCCGAATCACCCTCACAAACTGAAGCTTCAGGCCAGTAATTTCCGCACCCCAGGCGCACCCAGAACAAAAACCAGTCCGGAGCTTCTAAAAGTGCCTTTTTGTATTGTGTTGATTTTGTTTGATTTAGGTTTGGTACGCCCAGCTGGATTCGAACCAGCGACCCTCTGCTTAGAAGTTCGCCGCTGGGCGTTGGCGCTATTGATTTTACAAGACTTATCAGCGCATAATCCGGCAAAACAAGGCAGAATAATAGCACTTTCCGCACCCCAGGCGCACCCGGATTCTGGTGTAAGATAGGATTGAAAATGGCCGGCTAGCTTGATCAGCGAACAGGCGGGCTTCCGTACCCGCCCTGCCGGCTTCCCCAAATTGCGGATTGCCAGAAACGGAACTGGCGTGTCAGAACTCGAAGACTGCAAGCGCCGAATCGTTGACCGGCTGTCCCAGGACCTGGACGCTGACGATTGGGTTTGGGCCGAGGTTGAAGCGGATCTGGACGACTGGCTACCGCTGGCCGATTGGGTGGCGAAGAGAGGTAATCCCGATCTACTGCAAATAATCCGGAAGGCCGTCGAATCGCCCGAGCGAAGGTCGCGTGTTCGTTGCGTATCGATTTGGGGTTACCGTGATCGCCCAGGCCTAATTTCTCCAAACGTCTTCGATCTCGACCCAGGCGAGACCTCGCCGTTCATGTTCCGCAAGTATGCCGAAGAGTTGGTCGCGGCCCACCCCGGCCAGCTCGAGTTGGTGCCGGACGGCGATCCGCCGGCGGGAGCCGACTTCGTTTCGCCGGATGTCTTCGATTTTCTCTTCGGCTCGCGGTGGAAGCGCGCAACGCTTGCTCACGCTATCGCAGAAGTCATAACTGGGGGTGCTCCCAGCAAAGATGAGCATACTCTGAAAGGGCTGATATCGAACTCTGCCCGCCCGGAAATCGTTCGCCGGATGATGAAATCAACACGAGACTTCCAGGATAAAGACAAGGTTAAGGCACTATTCGACCGGCTCGATAGCGAAGGAATCCCCTGTCCTGCGAGTCGCCCGCCGCGGGTGAACGATCCGAAGCAGTGGGGCGAGTTGAAACCGGGAACCCCGCAGTACAAACGAAAGATTGCCATCTTGAAACGCAATCTTTTCCCGCGCAGGAAGAGTCAGAACTACGACAGTGGTTTGACGTAATCTGTCCTAAACCTATCCTACCTTCAATCTGAAACCTGCGCCAGGCCTGGCTTCGAGGACGAGCGAAGCCTTGGTGTCGGCTTGTCCTGAATTGTCTTCTGATACAACCGGGCTTGATTACGTTACAGACGAAAGGTGTTCGATGCGCGAACTCATGACAACCGGCGACGCCGCGAAGAGCATCGGCCTAACGCCGCAGGCGATCCGCGACGCTGCCGACCGAGGCCGAATCAAAATTGCAATGAAGACTATTGGCGGAGTCAGACTATTCGAAAAATCCGAAATCGAGCGCTTCGCCGCAGGAAGGAAGCGTACGAATTCTCAATGTCTGTGCGGCGGGGGGGCGTGACCCTAACGCTTTAGGGAAGCTTGGGCACAGCGTGCGCCCTGGGGCGTTCAAGCAAAGGCCGCACCCCCGCTTTTTCGTCAGAGTTCGCTTAGCCTGTGTCAGACCAAATTGATCGTCAATCGCGAAAGTCCTAGCCGCACGCGGAGTACCCATGACTCTGATTCTGGAGAACATTCCGATAGAACTTCGAGAACGGCGGAACTGGGTGTGCTGGCGCTGGGCCCTCCGTGACGGCAAGTACACGAAGCCTCCAGTTAATCCGATCACCGGCGGAGACGGCAGCTCGACCGACCCGGAAACCTGGACGACGTTCGACGACGCCTGCACTTATTGCGAACAGGCGAAGCTTCCCGGCGTTGGCTTCGTCGTTCGCCGTGAAGATCGCATCACGGGAGCAGACCTTGACAAGTGCATCAATCCAAAGACTGGTGTCATTGACGACTGGGCGATTGAGATCGTCTACGAGCTCGACAGTTACACCGAGGTCACTCCATCGGGAACGGGTCTGCGGGTATACGTCCGCGGGAACCTGCCTGGACGCCGGCGGCGCCGCGGCTTCATCGAGCTCTACGACGACGCACGCTATTTCACGGTTACGGGGCAGCATGTGGAGGGAACGCCGACGACGATCGAGGAGCGCCAGGCCGAGCTCGACGCCCTCTGCGAGCGAATCTTCGGTGCCGAGCAATCCCATGACAAGGGCAACGGCGGCCAGTCGGCGGAACCTCTCTCTATCGCAGACGAGGAGATCATCAAGCGCGCGTCGATGGCGTCGAACGGGGCGAAGTTCACCCGGCTGTGGAGCGGAGATTGGAACAGCGAGTACGGCAGCCACTCTGAAGCGGACCTGGCACTCTGCATGTTACTCGCGTTCTGGACCGGACGCGATGCCTCCCGGGTCGATGCGCTGTTCCGGCAATCAGGGCTGTGGCGTGAGAAATGGAACGCTAAGCGTGGGGACTCCACCTACGGAGAATGGACTATCCTCGAAGCCTGCCGGCGGCAAAGTGATACATATCGTGCAAGGCAGGAGAAATCATCAACCGAACTCGAGCCAGAACCAGAACCGGAACCGGAGCCCGCGCCTGGACCTTCTCCACATGAAGACGCCGAGCCTCATCACGTAACTGATCCTCCGCTCGTCCTCGATCCCTCGGACCCGATGCCAAGCGCGCGCCGGTTCGTCGAACAATTCCATACCATCGATGACTTCCTGGGACTTCGACATCAAGGCGGCGTGTTCTATCAATATCGGACGACCGCTTATCATGAAGTCGATGAAGCCGCCGTCCGGGCAAGACTCTATCACTGGTTAGAAGGCGCCCAGGCTCAGGGCGGACCCTTCAAGCCGACTGATCGCAAGGTGGACAACGTTCTCGATTCACTCCGCGCCGTCTGCAACCTGCCGAAATCATCAGTGGCGCCCTGCTGGCTCAAGGACAACCCAGGCCTGGATCCGCTCGAGATCGTGGCCTGTCGCAACGGCCTGCTTCACATCCCAACTCGACGGCTCCTACCGGCGACGCCGCGGCTCTTCATACTCAATGGCCTGGAGTTCGATTATGAATCGAAAGCGCCGAGCCCGGAGAACTGGCTCAAGTTTCTCGATCAGCTCTGGCCAAAAGACACCGAATCCATCCAGACGCTCCAGGAATGGATTGGCTATTTGCTAACGGCACTCACCTTTCTCCAGAAAATCTTAATGATCATCGGGCCCAAGCGCGCTGGCAAAGGCACGATCGGACGCGTCATCCGCCGGCTGCTTGGGGCCCGCAACGTCTGCGCCCCGACCCTCTCAGATATAAGCCAGCCGTTCGGCCGAGCGGTTTTGATCGGTAAGACCCTCGCCCTTGTTGCCGACGCGCGCATCAGCGGCCGCGCCGATACCGCCGCCATCGTCGAACGCATGCTCTCGATTTCAGGAGAAGATCCGCAGACGATTCCGCGCAAGTACCTCCCAGACTGGAACGGGTTCCTCCCGACGCGCTTCGTGATCCTGACCAACGAGCTCCCGAAGATCGAGGACGCCTCCGCGACGCTCGCCTCCCGCTTCATCATCCTGGCGCTGACTAAGTCGTTCTATGGACGCGAGGACCATGGACTGCTCGACCGCCTGATACCCGAATTGCCTTCGATCCTGTTGTGGGCGCTCGAAGGCCGGCAACGGCTCCTCCAGCGCGGGCATTTCGTCCAGCCGCAATCCTCAAGCCAGCTCGTGCAACAGTTCGAGGACCTGGGTTCTCCTATTCGCGCCTTCGTTCGCGATGGGTGCGTCACCGAAACCGGGCTCCGGGTTGAGACGGATAAGGCCTTCGAGGCCTGGAAGAGATGGTGCACACAGAACGGGCGGGATCATCCCGGAACGGTGCAGATGTTCGGAAAGAACCTTCAATCGTGTGTTTCCGGGTTGAAGGTCACCAGGCCGAGGATTCTGGGCGTTCAAGTCTTGCATTACGAGGGGATCCGACTGAAGACACGCGAAGAACTGAACGATGATGAGGCTGAGTGCCAATGAGACGCGACTCAACGGAAGACTTGTCTCATTCGGCAAAGACAGAGGAGGAGTTGAGTGCCATTGAGTGCCGATGAACCTCTATTGTTCGCGCATCGAGAGAAAATATCACAGTAAGAATAACAATAAAGATTATCGGCACTCATCGACACTCAGCGTCACTCAGGACTTTCAATGAGAGAGCCGGCTTCAAATCAGAATCCGTTACCGCCTGGCGCGCTCGTGTCGCTGGCCGACGTCCTGCACTATATCGCCCAGGATGGTTACCTGAGCAGGCGCTCGGCAGCCGGCTTCCTCGGCCTATCGATCAGGACGTTGGATCAGTACCGGGAGATTCCGCGGTACCGCATAGGTGGGAAGATTCTCTATCGCCGGTCGGAATTGGTCCTGTGGATGGAAGGGCATCGCGAACCTACTCAACCGCAGGTTGCAATCTCGAAATCCGCCCGGCGTGCCCGCTTGGATGAGCTCAGGAGAAGGGCCCTGGAGATGACAAGGTAATAAGCAAGCAGAGGGTCAGAGTGAAAGAAAACGCAGTTGAACCCAAAGCAAGTCAAACGATTACCGCCGATGAGCCGGACGGTCAGAACCCTGTCGGGTGCGCGGGAGGTGCGGAATTGCCTCCGAAAAGGCGGAAAAAGGGCGGCAACCAGATCGATAAGCGTCCCTATTCCATGACCGGGATCAATAGTCTGAAGGCCGCTATAACCCGCAAAAGACACCGTGGGAAAGTTCGGCTGACACTCAAGGACCGCCTGGATATGCGATACCCCGAAACGCGCCGGCTTCTCGCATGGCAAGGTAACTTGATTGCGGATCTTGGCGGCGAGGAGAATCTTTCCACACAGAAGCGGACCCTGGTTGACATTGCGACCCGCACAAAACTGTTCCTGAGTCATTTGGACTCGTGGTTGATCGAGCAAGGCTCACTTGTGAACTTCAAGCGCCGCACGGTCTTTCCCGTACTTCTTCAGCGTATGCAGCTCGCGGATTCCTTGATGCGAAACCTTGCCATGCTCGGTCTCGAGCGCCAGGCGAAGCCGGTCATGAACCTGGCGCAATATCTCGAGCAGCGTGCGAGTGTGGCCGAATCGCAACAGAGCGCGTCTGAGCCGACCGTGGTAGAGAGCAATGAAGCCGAAGCGACGGAGCCGGCGAATGGCTGAGCAGTGAATCAACAATCGAGGAGGCGAAATGAAAGAGCCGATGTCAGTCGAGAAGTATCGCCGGATCAAAGAGCGCAGGGCTATGACTGAGGCACGTACAAAGTTTCGGCAGCTCCTCGATGAGGAGGGTGTACGAGAGATCCGTGTCCCAAGATCAATCTGGAAGCGGACGGTGGATCTGACCTGCGAGGAGGCGCAGCGAGTCTTGGATCGGGATTACGCCAGGATGAACACAAAGCGCAAGGCCCGAGACTTTGACCAGCTGCAGCAGTTTTTCCACGAGAAATATGGGGATGCGATTCCGCTGCGGCTGATACCCGAGGGGCTTCCTACTCGTCCGGATCTATTGCACCGGCTGTACAGGCTGTCGAAGCCATCGGATAGTACCGCCGCGCATGCCGATCGAGTCGAGGCCCACTGGAAGGCGAGGAGCCGCAATAAGGAGGGCGCGTGATGAGCATCTGGGAGAGCCATCTGCGACACATGAAACTGGAGGCGGCCATCAAGCGCGCCATCTATCGATCGGTACGATTGAAAGAACGCATGATCTCGGCCCGATCGATTGCGGACAGGATATTGAAGCGCAGCCCTAACAAAGCGCTTTATTCCGAGCAGGCAGTCATCGAGTTAGCCGGTGAGATCCTGCGCCGGAAATGGGGGGCCTGACGGAAATGAGAACAATTGCTGAAGAAGTGGAAAGCCTGGTCGGGCAGTTCAGAGAGCTCCACGATTTGGCCAATCAGCTTTCGAAAGAGTTTTCGAACTCGGAAGAAGTAATCCTGGAGAAAGCCCTAAATCTGCAGATATTGCTAGTGGAGCTCGGTGAAACGATGGCAGAGTTCAACGAGCGGCTGACAAAGGCTCTCGACAAATATCGGTCATTCCAAGGACTAACGTCATGGCAGATTCAGAACTCAACATAAAGATCACGGCGCAAGACAAGGCCTCGGCCTCGATCAATAACGTCGGTAAATCGATCGCCGGCCTTGGCAAGGAGGTCGGTGGGGTCCAGCAGGCCGTCCAGGCCCTCTCGACCGGCGGTTTACCCGGTCTTGGGCGGGCGTTTTCGAGCCTCTCGGGCATGATCACCGGCTCGGCCGGTGCCATGAGCCTTCTGGCCTCGGGCGTGGTCGCCGCCGCCGGATCACTCGCCGCGATGGCGATCCAGGCCGCGAACGCCGTTGAGCAGCTCGACAACATGTCGGCTCAGACCGGTCTGGCCGCGCGCGACCTCGAAGCCCTGCAACGGATCGCCGAGGACATGGGACTCGGCACCGAGACGCTTGCCAGCTCGATCGGCAACCTCAACCGGCAACTTGCGATCGGCGAGGAGACCGCATTCGGTTCGGCTCTTAGGAAGCTCGGGATCAGCGCGACCGATGCGGCCGGCGGTGCGAAGGATGCAATTACGGTCCTCGAGGAACTCCAGGCAGCCCTGAAAGCGATACCGGACCCGGCCGAAAGATCGCAGGCAGCCGCGGCGGCGCTCGGTCGGGGAATGCGGGAGCTGATTCCGCTCATCCTGAATTCCAGCAAAGGCATTCGTGAGCTGATCGGGGACATGAAGCAGTCGGGCCGTGTCATGGACGATGTGACGCGGCAGAACTTCCGCGATCTCGACGCAGGCCTCGACCTCATCAATGCCGGCTTCCAGGAACTCTCAACGACGATCCTCTCGGCCATCGGCTCGCTCTTTTCCTTCGTGACGAAGTGGCGACAGGAGATTCCCGCATTGGCCCAGGATACGGCCGAGCTAGTAACCGCCTGGGCGCGATGGGAGGAAGAAATGCGCCGGGCGAGGGGCGGGGCCCCGACTGCCTTTCCGCCTTCCCCATTCCGGTTCAAGTCGCCCGAGGAGCTCGAGGCCGAGGCAAAGGGGATCGCGGGCGGTGCCACGGGAAAGGAACTCGAGATCAAGATCAAGCTCGAACTCCTCGAGAAGAAGCACGCCGAGGCGCTCAAGGATAAGAACTATGTGGCAGCCATCGGCCTCGCACAGCAGATCAGCGGGCTTAAAGAGCAACTCGAGCTACTCGGGAAGACGAACAAGGAACTGGAAGAGCAGGAGAAAAGGCTTAAGGAGATCAATCGCGAGGGCGAGAGGCGCGCCGCAATGGCGAAGCTACCGCCGGGCGTCCCTGAATCCGAAGTCATCATGACGCAGATCGCCGGCGCTGGCCCGACGATCTTCGACCCGCTCGAAATGGCTGAGAAGATGAAAGAATCACAGCGCCAGTTGGAGATGATGCGCTTCCAGGCCCGTGACCTGAGTGAGAAAGAGCTCGATCTCGCAACCAAGAGCGCCATCGATTCAGCTGAGGAGGGCGTCCGGCGATTCTATAAGCTGCAACATGACGCCCGGGACGAGCAGCGCCGGCAATGGGAAAAGATGATCGACACGATCCGCGATGGCGCTGGCGAGATCTTCGACGCCATGCTGACGAAAGGGAAAAGCGTTTTCTCCTCGCTTGCCAATTTCGCCGAAGGTGTACTCCAGACGATGCTGCGGAATATTTTCCAGAATGCGATCACGACTCTTGCGGCTTCGAGCGGAGTCTTGCAGCGGCTTCTGGGAGGCGGTGGTGCGGGTGGTGGCGCGGCTGCAATGGCCGGAGGATTGGGAGGAATAGGCTGGGCCATGCCGGCCTTGCAGGGCGCGGGCCTCGGCTGGGGCGGTGGCGCTGCCGCATTAGGAGCTACTCCAGGTCAAGAGCTTGGAATTCCCTCTCTTACTGGCAATATCGTCGGTAAGACTGGCTTTGCGAGCTCGGCTGCCGGCAGCTCCCTGATCGCCGGCGGAGCGCTCGTCGGCCAAATGCTCGCAATGGACGCGTTCCGACGAGGATCGGCAGTTGAGGGCCTGGCTGGTGGTGCGATGGCGGGAGCCTCGATCGGGACGATGATTGCGCCAGGCATAGGAACGGCGATCGGCGCGGGGGTGGGCGCGATCGCCGGGCTCGTGAGCGGGTTGTTCGGCGGTGGGGCGCAGCGGCGGGCGGAAGAAGCTGCCAAGCGGGCGGCCATGATCGAGGCGAACCAGTTCGCAGCTCCGGAGACTATTACCCGCTATGGCGTATGGGGGGCGCCCGGAGAATTCGCGGTCGAGCCGGATCTCACCGGACGCATCCGGGGGATCGGTCGCGTTCCGACGGTCGTCGTCAATGTCGAGAACAACATGATCGACGCCCGTCATGCGAGAGAAGCCGGAGAAGTAATCGCGGGAGAAGTCAGTCGTCAGATTCTCGCCGGAGGATCTTATCTCGCGGACAACATCGGATGGGCCGCGTCATGAGCATGAGAGAACGGAAATGCTGACCACGAATGAATACCAGGACCGCGGCCGCTGGCGGGAAGATCTCCGCAAGCTCGAGAAAGAGATCTGGCAAATTGGAGTACGAAGTCAGCGTGAAGAAGCGGCTGGCGAAGGAACTGCGTGAGAAGCTGCGTGTGAGCCGTAACCGGCCGGTGCTGGAGAATCGGTAAACCATGAGAGTGATGGCCAGGCGCAACGATCCCACGATTATCGATGTGATGACGGACACGCACCTGTTTGGATCCTGGTTTCGGGGCGAGAGCTGGAATTCCTGGTTCGCGTTCCTGAAGGCCTTGTTCGGGCTTCCGATGAGCGACGAGGAGCAGGCGATCTTCACTGAGCACACCGGCCGCAGCGAGGCACCGACACAACCGGCGCGGGAGGCCTGGCTCGTGGTTGGCCGGCGCGGCGGGAAGAGTCTGATAGCGGCGCTGGTCGTGGTGTATCTGGCCTGCCTCCGTGATTACCGGTCGTATCTGGCGCCGGGAGAAGTGGCGACGATCGCGATGATCGCATCTGACCGAAGGCAAGCGCGGGTGGTTCATCGTTACATCAAGGGCTTTCTGGAAAGTGTGGCCATGTTGAAGGCGATGATCACGCGGCAGACGGCGGAAAGCATCGAGCTGAGTAACCGTGTGGTGATCGAGATTCACTCGGCATCTTTCAGAGCAGTGCGAGGTTATTCACTGGCCGCGACCGTGTGCGATGAAATTGCCTTTTGGAGATCGGAAGAGTCAGCGAATCCGGATGCGGAGATCATCAACGGGCTGCGTCCGGGAATGGCGACGATCCCGGGAGCACTATTGCTCTGCATCTCGAGCCCGTATGCCAGGCGCGGAGCTTTGTGGGAGACGTATCATCGGCACTTCGGCGAGGTGCATGATCCTGTTCTGGTCTGGCAGGCGCCGACCCAAGCAATGAATCCGAGCGTGCCTGAGCATGTAATCGCGCAGGCCCTGGAGGAAGACGAGCCGGCGGCGAGAGCGGAATGGTTCGCGGAATTTCGCAAGGATATCGAGCAGTTCGTGAACCGCGAGGTTCTCGATGCAGTGACGGTGCCTGGCCGGCAGCAACTCGCGCCGATGCGTGGTGTGGATTACTACGGTTTCTGTGATCCGTCTGGTGGCTCAAGTGACAGCATGACGATGGCGATTGCGCATGAGGCCGAGAAGGGCGGCGTGGTGCTGGATGTCTTGCTCGAGCGCAGGCCGCCGTTTTCGCCGGCCGAGGTTGTGGCGGAGTTCGCGGCGGTGTTAAGCGAGTACCGGATCGCCTACGTGCAAGGAGATGCATATGCCGGCATCTGGCCGCGGGAGGCCTTCGGGAAAGCGGGAGTCAGTTACCAGCCGAGCGCGAGCCCGAAGAGTGATCTTTATCGCGAATTCTTGCCGAAGCTGAATGCCGGCCGAGTGGAATTGCTCGATAATCCGCGATTGATCCGGCAGCTCCTGGGACTGGAGCGGCGGACGGCGAGAAGCGGCAAAGAGTCGATCGATCATGCGCCGGGTGGGCATGATGATCTGGCGAACGCGGCGGCCGGTGCTGCGGTGGCGGTCGAGTCTCAGGAGGGAAGAGTAGCGGCGTGGTACGGGGGCAAGCGGGTGATCTGAGGAGGAGGTGATCGAAGATGAGCAGATTCAGGAATGGACGCAAGCAGATTCCAGCCCGGGTCCAGAGCGAGCCGGAGCCTGAGCAGGAGGTTCGTGTTTATGATCCGCTGCGAGATGAAGATGAATGTGAAATCTGCGGCGGCTGGGGGCTTGCGCCGATGGTGTGTCCGGGCTGCGGGAAGTGGGATATGCGCACCGAGGATGAGATCGAGGACCAAGAGCGTGCGGAGGAAGAGGCCGGAGAGGATGAGCCGTATTTCTATATCATCGCCGGGCCTGAATAAAACAATTCAACGGAGGAGGAAAAATGGAACACCGAGTATTTACCACTGAGGTCCGCAACGTCGACGAGAAGGAGCGGGCCTTCACTCATGCCATCTCGGACGAAAGTGTGGACGGGCATGGCAGCATTATCAAGCTCGATGCCTGGGATTTGAAGCGCTTCCGCGCGAACCCGATTGTCTTGTTTGCTCACGACAGCCAGGGCCTCCCAATCGGCCGTTCGAAGAAGATCTGGAAAGAGGGCGGGAAGCTGATGTCCCGGACCGAATTCGCGGGCGCGGAACAAGGACATCAGTTCGCGGAGACCGCGTTCAACCTGGTCAAGGACGGATTCCTGAAGGCCTGGAGTGTTGGCTTCTGGCCGAAGGAGCGCGAGCCGCGCAAGGATCTCAACGACGATGAGAAACATCAGCTCTGGGATCCTTTCGTCTATACGAAAGTCGAGCTTATGGAATATTCGCTCGTTCCCGTGCCGAGCAATCCGAATGCCTTGCTTGAGGACGAGACGGCAGGTCGCAGCTTCGAGCGGCTGATGCGGCTGGCCGGCGAGAACAAGGCACCGGATGCGCTGATTGCCCGATATGGCTGGATCGGTGTCTGCGCCCGAATCCTCGAGGAGCGAATCAACCGGCGCCTGGGAATCGGGATCGATCAGACGCCGCGGCTCGAGCGCGAACGTGAGCTGCGCGTGCGTTCTCTCTCGCAGAGCTTCTTCAGACCGGCTGAAATTTCCTGGCAGGAATTCTGGGGCCGGCTCGAAGACGATCCGAAGAGGCTGCTGAGGGAAAACGAAACCACAATCGAGCAATACTGGCGGGAGCATAAGCGATTCGCGGATCCCGGCCAGATGGGAGGTTTCTAATGAACCAGATCGAACAGATTACCAGCGAAGAAATCATCACACAGCGCCGCCAGATCGAGCGGCTCGAGGCCGAGCTTGCCGGCGTCATTCCCGAGATCACGGCCCTCAAGGCTGCGCTTGACGGCGCAAGCGATGCTTCGGAATCCAAACATCCGCAGGAGCTGCGCCAGGCCCTGGCCGAGCGGCAGGATCGTGCGTTCGAGAAGCGCAAGCAAATCGCCGCAGCCAAGGAGGCGCTCGCAAACGGCGCCGCGAAATGGTCGGCCGAGATACTCAAGCGCAACCGGAAGCTGATCCTCTCCGAGAAGGTCAAGGCTCTCGAGATTCTGGACGGGTTATCGCGGGCCGTGATTGGTGTCGAAGAGCACCGCGGGCCGTCGATCCTGGATGCATGGCACGCACTTGGGGAAATCCACCGGCAGTCCGTGGAGTTGCTCGAGGAGTATGGGTTGGCCCATACGCTCGTCACGGGGCAGCCGCTCATCGGCAATACGGTAACGATTCCTCCGCCGATTCCGGCCTGGAAGGAGTTTGCGGCCAACGTCGTCCGCCATCCGACGCCCGTTATCGGCGGAGCTGCGCCGATTGAGAATGGCGAGCCGAGGGTGTACTCGTGGATCG